AGATCCGCCTGTTCACCAAAGATGACGGATACACAGCAGGATGGGTTGATGGGTTCATTCTGGGGGAGGATGAGGACACCTGAGGCACTGTCCACTCCCTGCCCCAAAGGGCACCGCTGACCCCTTACAATACTCTCAACCGCAAGGCACCCATGAGCAAGCGTTACCCCTGGATTGAGGACCTCAGCACCCCGCAGATGGTGGCTCTGGCAGGTATCCTGATCGTTGGCGTCGCTGGCGTCGTTGCCCTGAAAGCGTGGCTCCTGGTGCTGGTGCTGGGGTGGTTTGGAATCACCGCCCTGGGCTTTTGGAAGGCGGTTGTGGCAGTTGTCCTACTGGACCTGCTGCTAGCCGCTGCCCGCCGCTGACCTGCTACAATACTCTCAGTTCGAAGGAACCCCATGATCGTTCAACAGATCGGCAGCAACCAGACTGAGGTTCAACTGGCAGACGGGACCTGCATCCTGTTCTCCTACGTGACTCCCGTTGCCGCCCTGGTGCCTGGCAAGGGTTGGATCCGCACCGCCCAGCAGTGGAGCGCCACCACCAGCAAGCACATCAACGCATGGTTGCGGAAGAACTGCGGGGGCACCGTCCAGACTGTGCCACAATGGGATCTGGACCAACTGGTGGCATTCTGAGGGGTGCCACCCCCTATAATAGGATCAACCGCAACGGACCCTATGGAGATCACCATCAGCCAGGAGACCTACGCCGTGATCCACCGCCTGATGAGCATTGGCATGGATCAGGTCCTGGACGACCCCCAGACTGGTCCTGAGACGATGGGCCGCGTCCTGGATCACGTTACCCTGTTCAGTGCCTGGAACCGTGTGACACTTGAGGAACTGGAACAGCAGGCAGGATTCTGACCCCCTGACCCCCTACAATACTCTCAGTTCAGACAACCCCATGACCTACGCCCAGATCACCGCCTCCGAACTCTCCGCCTCTGAGGCACGGGTCGCCATCTTTGACCTGGCAGACGACTTCTCCTGGGAGACCGTCGCCCGTGAGATGATCTCCCGCATGTCAGGCGATGAGGCGCGGGAGTTTGTGGAGGACTTCATCTCCCTCTATGCCGATTGAGGCACTGGCACACGGGGGGCACCAACCCCCCACCTCCATCCCCTACAATACTCTCAGTTCAAACGACCCGCCCATGAAAGTCTATGCTGTGATCGGTGGTTGGGATTATGAAGGCACCGACTTCGATTCCCTGCGCCTGTTCGATTGCCGCTCCACCGCTGAGGATTATGAACTGGAGCTGCAGCGGGGTCTCTATGATTACTCCCGCCTGGAAGTGCGGGAGGTCTGCCTGGAATCCGCCCTCTGTGCCGCCTGAGGCACTGGCACAATGTCCTGAGCACCGACCCTAAACTGCTCTACAATATTCTCAGTTCAAACGAACCCCATGCGCTACAACCCCGCCACCGACCGCGCCCTGAGCATTGATGAGATTGCCGCCCAGTGCCGCGCTGCCATCCTGAAAGCGGATGAGCGCCGCTACGTTGATCAGGTTGCCGATCGGATCTACGATGAGATTCTGACCACTGCCCGCTGGGAGGATGACCTGCTGATCGCTGCCTGATACAATGGGAGCGGGTGCGCCCTGAAAGACACCCACACCAAACCACACTGATTCAAACGACCCATGACCCTTGACCTTGCCCTCTCCCTGCTCCGCCAGGGTCGCAACGGTTCCCAGATTCTGAGCATCCTGGACGGACTGGCAGACGGCCAACGCATCGCCCAGGAGGGTGACGCCGAACCGACTGCCGAACCCATCCAATTCTGAATCTGACCACTGCCCCCCACGGTTCGCCGCTGGGGGTCTTATACTATGGGGACACAAGCAAACGACCCATGACCCGCTACGACGTGATCTGCCCCTCCGCTCCCTGGGAGAACACCACCACCGATGAGGACCGCGCCTGGGACCTCTGCCTCTCCCTGTCTGAGGAATTCGGTTACGCCCAGGTCCGCCACAATGAGACGGGCATCATCATCGGAGACTACACCAACGGGCAGTGAGCCCCCGACCTGCTACAATACTCTCAAAGCAACCGACCCGATGCGCTACCCCATCAACTGCAACGATTCCACCAGCGTCTGGAGCCTGAGCGCCAACCCCATCACGGGCAGCGTTCGCGTCCGCTGGTTCAACAGCCCCACGACCTGCTACCGCTACGTGGCATCGCGCCGTGAGATTCTGTCGCTCCTGTGGAACAGCAAGGGCAGCAAGGGTCAATGGATCAACTGGCACTGCCTGCCCGCCTGATGGCCGCGGCGACCCTGTAGAATACTCTCAACCGCAACGGACCCATGCTGCTCACCTCAGGACAGAAGCAACGCCCCCGCCTCGCCCAGCAGGTCTATCGCTTCATGCTGGATCAGGAACCGCTCCTGGGCGCTGCTACCGTCACCGTCCATCATCGCCGCCTGAACGCTGAGGGTGTGGTGGGGTGGCAGCAGCAGGAGGATGCTCATGAGTTCCTGATTGATGTTGAGCGCGACCTGCCCCATCTGGAGTATGTCACCACCCTGATCCATGAGTTGATTCACTGCCGCCAATCCCTGGAGGGCAACCACGACGACGACGCCCGCGAATCCGAAGCGTACCGCCTGGAGCAGGTCTACGCCGACCGCTACTGTGCCTGGTGTGCCGTCTGACCCCGTGCTACAATTCTCTCAGTTCAACCAACCGACCCGATGAACGCCACATTCTCCGACATCCTCTGGAACTGCACCGACCCCAGCAACGGGACCATCCCCTGGAGCACCGCCTGCCAGGCAGCAAAGGAGCACGGTCTGTGGGATGACTTCCGCACCGACTATGGGGTGACCGCCCGCTTCGGTCCTGTCGATACGGGTGAGTTCCTGGTGTGGTTGGGGTATTGACCCCTACCCCGTTCGTGTGCCACGGTACGTGCTACACTATCAGCAGTTCAACCGACACCCCATGACCATCTTCCCGCTCGCCATGTGCTCTGACCTGGAGACCCGCCAAATCAAATGGATCTCCCGCGCTGACCAGTTGAAGAACGGTTCCCGCCCCTCCTCCTACATTCACTGGGGACTGCCCGCCACCACCATCGCCGCCCAGTACGCTGAGGCACACGCTGATGAGGGGCGGGGGGTGCAGTGGCGGTGACGCCCCCCTGTGCGTTCGTGCGTGGGGCAGCAGTCCCCCTGCGCGGGGGGTGCGCCCTCGCGGGCGCGTTAAGCGTTACCCCCCCCCTATATAAAATCAATGGGTCCCCCTAACCTACAAAACTTTGAAAACGCGAGAGATCTATCGATTCCTATATAAATGAAAATTAGGAATCAATTTACATGAGATGAAAAAAAATTTCGCGGAAAATTTTCAGTCTGTACAGGTCGATCCAATTACGGGAGAATATTATATCACTTTACCAGAATCTGTAGTTAATGAATTGGAGTGGTATGAAGATACTTCTGTAAGATTAACTATCGAAGGGAATGAGTTAATCATTACAGAAGACGCAAAAAATGGCTAATCTAAAAAGATATCGTATCTACGCTAAGGATAAGTGTTTGTTTGATTCGGTGGCGGAAGAGGACTTTTCTTCAACTTGGAGTACCTTAACACATATGGTCGGATTGATTCAAACAGAGTATAATGTAGAGGACTTAAGTTATGAAGAATTCACAATCTCTTCTCATTGACAGTCTCTATATAATATGTTATGATTCGATTGAAAACTCAACACAATTATGGCTAAAGGATTCACAGTAAAAGCAAAAACACCTGTTAAGTCTCAAGAACCTGAGTGGGATTATGATAAGGCAAAAGAACTAGTCAGAGGTAAAACCGTAGTCTTTTGTCTGCCTGGACGTGGGGTATCTTATATCTTTCTGAAAGCATTTGTACAACTCTGTTTCGATCTTGTACAAGCAGGTGCAAGTATTCAAATTTCCCAAGACTACAGTTCAATGGTGAATTTCGCCCGCTGTAAGTGTCTTGGTGCAAACGTTCTTCGTGGTCCAGACCAACTTCCTTGGGATGGAAAACTACAATATGATTGGCAACTTTGGATTGACTCTGATATTGTCTTCAATACAGAGAAGTTCTATCAACTCGTTCTGATGGAGCAAGATATCGCTGCTGGTTGGTATTGTACTGAAGATGGTCACACTACATCAGTTGCACATTGGCTGGAAGAAGATGACTTCCGCTCCAATGGTGGCGTGATGAATCATGAAACTCTTGACAGCATTCAAAAGCGTCGTAGTCCCTTCACTGTTGATTACACTGGTTTCGGATGGTTGCTGATTAAGCACGGTGTCTTTGAGCACCCTGAAATGAAGTATCCCTGGTTCGCACCCAAGATGCAAGTCTTCGAATCAGGAGAAGTGCAGGATATGTGCGGTGAGGACGTTTCATTCTGTCTAGATGCAAAAGAGGCAGGATTTGAAATCTGGTGTGATCCTCGTATTCGTGTTGGCCATGAAAAATCCCGCATCATCTGATACAATGGAAGAAACTTACGAAACTTACAATATACTTTGTAAAGGTCGTAAGATTTACTCAGACCTCACAGAGGAAGAGTACTTCGATATTATGGAGGGCCTGGCGATTCAATTCTATCAGACAGGTTCTCCAAGTCCCGACGAACTTGAAACTGAAATTATAGGAGTCACACGATATGGCAAAACCCAAAGTAGGCGGATTAAGTAAAGGTAAGACTTATATTCCAGGTCCTCCTAAAAGATCTCGGCAAGGACAAGGTGGAGGAACTAAATATGCCGCTACCTCGCGTAACTCGGCTCGTAAAAAGTATAGAGGACAAGGAAAAGGATGAAACAACTCCTCTTTATCTCGGAAGATAAGGAAAAGTCTTTAATTCAGGAGATGACCTATAGACTCAAAATGGCAAATTTAGACATTCATCCGTCTAATACTTGCTTTCTAATGGTCTCTCCTGACTACTCAGCAATCGTTACACAACATCTCTCTCATTCATTGACCATGGATGGGGAGATTTTTCATATTGAAGCAGTTAATGTACCTTTCCCTGATGAAGAGGTACGTGATTATAAGTTAGAATTTACTCAAAACTTCATGAAATGGCAGACAAGATGGGATAATTTCGTCTTGATTGAAGCAGGAGTCATTCGTGGAGGTAATTATACCTGGATTACAGAGATCATGAGTCGTATGACAGGTGGAAACATCTATACAGTTGCCCTCTGTGAGAACGTTCATAGTGCTTTCAAGAGTGATTTTGTCAGTTTGTACTATGACGACACTGTAGAGGACCTTCATTTTTGGTGGGAGCAACCAAATAACCACTGGAAATCGTAAATAAATACATTTTTTGTTGCTAAAACTGAATTGGAACACTTTTCGATGGGCAAGCACCTGCTGTTAGAGGTGCATGGTGTTGATTTCTCTCTTTTAAATGATGTTACTTCACTCCAAAATGCGATGGAGAGTGGAGTAAAGAGAGCAAAAATGACAATTTTAAACATTTTTTCACATTGTTTCCTTCCACAAGGATGTACGGTCGTGATTGCCCTATCAGAAAGTCATGTTTCTTGCCATACTTGGCCAGAAAATGGGTGCATTGCTGTAGATGTCTATACTTGTGGTGAAGGAAACCCAAAATTAATTGCTTTAGAGATTTTAAAATACTTAAATTCGGATGATTATAAGATTAGAGAGATAGATCGTTAAATAAAAACAAGGAGATAGCAACCTCCTTTATAAAAGTTCTGTTTTATTCATTAAAACAGGAGCTAAAATGTCAAATCTACCAGTAGATAGAGACGAAAATTACATGTACCACATGTGGGGTACAACTAAATTGGTTACAGATTATTCTTCAACTGAAAAACCAAAAGTCATTCAAGAAATTATGCATGATGAACTTGGAAAAAAACATCATCTTAAAGAACAGAGTGATTTACATAAGAAAATTCGAAATGATGAAAGTTACGATGATTGGGAATATGGAACAGAACCAAACTATGGTTCTCCCTGGCAATAGGTATAAATAAAGTGAAGAAATAATCATTAAATGGCAGTTCAACGCATTTCACGCGGATTTAAAGATATAAGTTTGTCCTTTGAACCTCACCCTGTTACAAAGGACTTGCCTGTATTGAAAAATGAAGCTGCTATTCGTCGCTCAGTGAGAAATATTGTTGAAACGATCCAAGGAGAGAGATTTTTTGACTCTCTCTTTGGATCTGACGTTTATTCTACATTATTTGAATTTGTTGATGCAGGTACAGCATCAGTTCTTGAAAATGAAATTGCAGAAGCAATTTCTAATTATGAACCAAGAATTTCTAATTTAGTTGTTATTGTAGAAGCAAGACCAGATGATAATGCTTTTGAAGTAACCGTTAATTTTGATATTATTGGTCAAGAAATACCAACACAAGAATACACATTTATATTAGAGGCAGCAAGATAAAATGCCTTTCACTAAATTTACGAATCTAGACTTCGATCAAATCAAGACTTCAATCAAGGATTATCTCCGTGCGAACAGCAACTTCACGGACTTTGATTTTGAAGGTTCTAATTTCTCTGTCTTGTTAAATGCCCTAGCATATAACACTTATATTAATGCATTTAACACGAATATGGCAGCCAATGAGGCATTTCTTGACTCAGCAACTCTTCGTGAAAACGTCGTATCTCTTGCCAGAACGATAGGATATGTTCCTCGCTCTAGGACATGCTCCAGAGCGTCTGTAACGCTTCAGGTGGGCGTTAGTAGTTCATTCACCAGCCCTACCCTAACTCTTGAAGCAAGGGGTCCTGTGTGCGTTGGAACGGCATCAAATGAGAATTCATATATCTTTTCAATCCCAGAAAATATAACTACCACAGTCACAAATCAGACAGCAACTTTTGGAACTGCTGACGAACCAATTGAGATTTACCAAGGAACTTTACTGAAAAAGACCTTTACAGTTGATGGTAGTTTAGACCAAAGATTTATCTTAGATAACTCATATATTGATACTCAGACTATTATAGTTAAAGTAAAAGGTACATCAGATACAGGGGTAGGTAGAGAATATCAAAGAGTTGATAATATTCTGAGCATTAATTCAACTTCTGAAATTTATTTAATTCAAGAGATACAGGATGAGAAGTATGAATTACTTTTTGGTGATGGTTACTTTGGTAAAAAACTTGAAAATGGCACAATCATCACAGTAACTTATATTGTTACTGATGGTGAAGAGGGGAATGGAGCTACAAATTTTGCTTTTGCAGGTACATTTGTTGATTCTCTAGGAGGATCTGCAACGGTATCTTCTACAACCTTAACTACAGTTAATAAGTCTTCTAATGGAACAAGCATTGAACCAGTAGAATCAATTAAATATTTTGCACCAAGATTGTACTCAGCACAATATAGGGCAGTAACAGCTAGAGATTATGAAGCGATTATTCAATCAATCTATCCAAATACAGAATCAGTATCTGTTGTTGGGGGTGAAGAATTAAATCCACCTCAATTTGGAACAGTTCAGATAAGTATTAAACCAAAAAATGGAGATTTTATATCTGACTTCGATAAAGATTTTATTTTAAGTCGATTAAAAAATTATTCACTGACAGGTATCAATCAAAAAATTATAGATCTGAAGGTTCTTTATGTTGAGATTGATTCATATGTCTATTATAATTCTTCACAAGTTAATAATGTCAATGATTTAAAAACTAATATTACCAATTCACTACAATCTTATTCTAATTC